CAGATTCCTTTATGAAAAAAGTGGATGATATCGCAAGCAAATTCAGTCCAGAAGCGATTTTTAAGCAGCTGGATAAGTTTACAGATTCCTTCATGAAAAAAGTGGATGATATCGTAAGTAAATTCAGCCCGGAAACAATCTTTAATGAGCTTGACAAGTTTACAGATTCCTTCATGAAAAAAGTGGACGATGTCGTAAGTAAATTCAGCCCGGAAACCATTTTTAACGAGCTTGACAAGTTTACAGATTCCTTTATGAAAAAAGTAGATGATGTCGCCAGCAAATTCAGTCCAGACGCCATTATTACTAAAGCGGAAGACTTTGTAACAAATATTGTTGACAAAATTTCAGAGAAATTTAATTTCCTGAATCCGGATAAAATCGCTAATAAAGCAGAAAAGTTTGTTGATAACATTGTTTCAAAAATCGCCAAGAAATTCGAGAAATTCAGCCCTGATAAAATTATTGAAAAAGTGGGAGAGTTTTTTGAAAAAATTATAAAAGGCATTGCTGAGAAGCTGGGGAATCTGGATATTGGCGGGTTGCTTGGCGGCAAATCCAGCGGAAGCAAAGGCAAACAAAAAGCTTCAAAAGCCAATACAAAGAACTCAACTTCTAACAATTCAAACCGCACTAAAAAACCTTCTATGAACCAAAAATCTTCAGGTTCAAAATCGAAAAAGTCAGGCGGCAAATGGGGCGGGGCTTGTGGTTGCTGCTGTGCCGGAATCAGTACAGGCAAAAGCAAAAAAGTCAAAAATAGAAACGGTTCATCAACAAAAGGGAATAAAACAAATCCTGTGAATACACCTAAATCTGCTAAAGGAGCATCAGGCAAAGGTTTTTCAGGCCTTCTGAAAACATTGGGTGAATCAAAAGGCTTAAAAGGCGGACTGAAGGGCTTAAAAGGAGCGGCAAAAGGAATACCAGGATTAGGCGAAATACTGTCCCTTACTGACTTAGCCGGTATCAATAAGGATAATGCTGGTGAAAAAGTAGGTTCAGCCGGCGGAGGTTTAGCAGGAGCCGCTGCAGGAGCGGCTATTGGAAGCGTTGTGCCGGGAGTCGGGACCGCTATTGGCGGTGTTGTAGGAGGAATTGCCGGTACTTTCGGCGGTGAAAGTTTAGGCAAGGCAATTGATGCTGGCGCTCTAGAAGATACATGGAACAGCATTACAGAGGGTGCGCAAAATGCCTGGTCAGCCATTCAGGATACTTGGGGAACTGTATCAACATGGTTTATGGACAATGTCTGGACGCCAGTATCAACTGCAGTTGTGGGTGTAGCAACAAGCATATGGTCCAACATCGTAAATGCATGGACAACGATTCAAACGATATTCAGCACGGTGGCAACATGGTTTATGGACAATGTCTGGACGCCGGTTTCATCAGCAGTTGTGGGTGTAGCAACAGCAATATGGTCTAAAATCGTAAATGCATGGACGACGATTAAAAATGTGTTCAGTACAGTTGCTTCATGGTTTATGAGTAATGTGTGGGGGCCAGTCAAATCTGCTGTAATAGGAGCGGCAACTACAATCTGGGATAAAATGACCGGTGCTTGGAATAAGATTAAGAGTGTTTTCAGTACGGTATCGGGATGGTTCATGGATACAGTTTGGAACCCGGTCAAAAATACAGTCTCAGATGTAGGCAAGGGAATCTCAGATGCTTTCAAAAAAGCGATAGACACCGTTAAGAACATTTGGAAAGGCCTGAGCGGCTGGTTTAAAAAGAATATTCAAGAACCTCTTACAAAGGTGGGAGAAGCGATTTCAGATGCTTTTTCTAAAGCGTTCGGCTGGGTGAAGCAAATCTGGGATAAAGCTGGCGGCGTAGCTAGTAAAGTAATTAATTTTGTAACCGGCGGCGGTGATCCGAATAAAGGTAAGGATCCGGATAAAAATGCCACAGGCGGCTACATCACCAAACCAACCATCTCGTGGATCGGTGAAGCCGGCAAGGAATTCGTTATCCCGGTTGATAACAACCGAGGCCGGGGGAAGATGCTTCTTTCACAAGCGGCGTCTAAGCTGGGTATGCAAGTTGTAGACGACATGGGAGCAGCTTCGTCTTCTGGCGGAAGTCCAGCATCTGTTTCAGGAGGAGCAGCTGTCAGTCCTCTATCAGGCTCAGCCTCCCCAGCAATGAACACTGCAAATCTTACAGGCCAAGCGTCCACACTCGGACAGCAATTTTCAGAAGGCTTTGGTAAAGGCATCAGCGATCAGCCGGTCAAAATGGAAGACTGGAAAAAGAAAAACATCAATACGCCATTTACACAAATGATTTCTGCTTCACCAAATTACGGTAAACAAATGGTAAGCGGGTATGCCAAGGGCCAAAACGGTACAGCAACCGGAACGGACGGCTTTTTGCAATCAAAAGTTAAAACGCCGTATCAAGCCACTGTGAACAAATCGTCTTCATGGGGCACAGGAACGGTCAAAGGCTTTGCGCAAGGACAAAACTCAACCCAAACAGGGACTGCACAGTATGTGAGTACACATGTTGACAAACCGTTCCTGCGTTCAAAAGACACATCGAACAGCTGGGGCTCCGGTTTGATCGGAAACTTTGTGACAGGTATGAATTCTAAATCCAGTGAAGTAAAACAAGCAGCAAAGGATATGGCCAAGAGAGTGGAGCAGGCTTTCCGTGAGGAGCTAGATATTCATTCACCTTCCCGTGTCATGATGAGCTTGGGGCGTTTTGCTTCAATTGGTGTTGTCAAAGGACTTGGCTCAGTAGATGTAAAGAAATATGCTGAAAAACAAGCTGGATCACTGGCGGCTGCCTATTCCGGAATGGGAGCCATGGGCGGGAACGTAAAACAATGGATTATGGCTGCTCTCATGGCCACCAAGACACCGATGAGCTGGCTTCCGGGACTCATGACGATTGCGCAGCATGAGTCCGGAGGCAATCCGAATGCAATTAACTTGTGGGACAGCAACGCAAAAGCAGGGCATCCGTCACAGGGGCTGATGCAGACGATCCCAAGTACCTTTAATGATCACAAAGCGCCGGGCATGGGTAACATTAGAAACCCGATTCACAATGCAGCTGCTGCGATCGGCTACATTAAAAGCAGATATGGGTCAATCAATAATGTGCCGGGTATTAAAAGCCTGAATCATGGCGGTCCGTACGTTGGTTATGCCAACGGCGGACTGATTACGAAAGAACAAATTGCACGTGTCGGTGAAGGAAACAAGCGGGAATGGATCATTCCGGAGGAGCGAGGCATCCGCGGCCGCTACCTCCTTCAGAGAGCTGCGCAAGCTCTGGGAATGGAAGTGACAGATCCGTCTCAATCCCAGCAGTCTGAGCTTTCTTCAGGACAAGTTTCAGCAGTTACATCCGGCACACGGCAAACGATACAAACAGCCGGAACGAAAGAAATAAAGATTGAGTTTAACGGCGATCAGCATTTCCATAATGGACAGGATGCTGATGGCCTGGTTGCGAAAATCAAGCAGGCATTACTTGATGAATTACAAAAAGACATTAACACCGGTACAAAGGGGGTCGTGGCTTTTGACTAAGTCTATCTATGAATTTTGGATATCACAGGGGAAAGAAAAGCTGCGATTCCCTGTTCTTCCTGAAGCGATTGATATAGCGAATAGTGTACAAAATGACTCAGTAAAGATAACGGGATTGGGTGAACTAACGTTTATTGAAGAACCCGGAGCAAAAGAAATTTCATTTTCTTCTTTTTTTCCAAAAAAGTATACGCCGATAGCTGAATATCAAAATCTCCCGTCTCCGGAAAATGCCATTGCGAAAATTGAAAAATGGATGAAGGCAAAAAAGCCTGTTCAATTTTTAATTACGGGAACAAAAATCAATATGACATGCAGTATTGAAAGCCTTAAATATAGTGAGGGAGACAATGAAATAGGAGATCGGGATTTTGATATTGTATTAAAAGAATACAAAACCGCTTCCCCGCGGAAAATCAAGCAGAAGAAAAAAACAAAGGCAAAACGTCCGTCGAAGGCTGCGCCGAAGACGTACACAGTGAAAAAGGGAGACACGCTATGGGACATTGCAGGCAGATTTTACGGGAACAGCACTCAATGGCGCAAAATTTGGAACGCCAATAAAACAGCAATGATCAAACGAAGCAAACGGAACATCAGGCAGCCGGGCCACTGGATTTTTCCCGGCCAAAAATTAAAGATACCGCAATGAAACAGGTGATGTATGATGATAGAACTGTTCGTCATTAAAGACACAGAGTGGCTTGAGCTGGTTGCTGAAAGCGTATCGCTTGAAGGCCATCGTTATCAGGCGCCGCGCTCCATTGAAGCGACCATCGTCACCAAACAGGGCGACCAGACGTATTACAGTGTCTCAGAAGGAGATACGGTCTTGTTTAAATGGAAGGGAAAAGAGCTTTTTCGGGGCATTGTTTTTGCAAGAACCCCGGACGAGCATACGCTTGCCTTCAGCGCTTATGACATGCTGCAGTACCTGGTCAAAAACCAGGATATGTACGTGTTTTCCAATCAGCGGGCCGACCAGATCATCAGAAGGATTGCTAGTGACTTCCAGATACCGACAACCTCGATCGCGAACACAGGCCATACGATCAAAAGTCTTGTCATTAAAAATGATACGACATTGTATGACATCATATTAAAAGCGCTGAAACAGACGAAAAGCCAGACAGGACGACATTACCAGCTGTATTCGGAAAAAGGAAAGCTCGGTCTGCGCGCTTGGCCAGATCCGTCAGAGGTATGGGTGCTTGAAACGGGCGTCAATATCACAGGCTACCAATACAGCACTTCTATAAACGACACTGCTACTCGGGTGGTGCTTCGCCGGCAAAAGGACAATAAGACATATAAAGCCTCTGCTAAGGACAGTTCAGGCTTAAATAAATACGGTGTGCTTCAATATACGGAAACGGTCACAGATGACATCAACCAGGCACAGCTTCAGCAGCGGGCAGATGTACGCCTTGCTGAAAAAAAGGGCGTGAAAAAAGAACTGAAAAATATTCAGGCAGTGGGCATCCCGGAAGTGCAGAGCGGCTTGCCCGTCTATATTTCGATTCCAGAGGCCGGTATCAAGAAAACCTATTGGGTAGATACGGACCGGCATGAATTTAAAGGAACGAAACATACGATGACGATCGATGTTGTCGAAAAGAATACGATGCCGGAAGGAGTATCCTGATGAGATTAAGTGAGGCTATAAAACATTTGGCAGTCGGCGCAATTGACGCTGAGTCTCCGGTAGAACTGCTCCCGGCTGAAGTCGTTTCAGTTTCTCCTGTGGAAATCAAATTAAAAGAAAACAGCAAACTGATCATACCGGAAGACGCTATCATTATCCCAAAACGAATGCAGTCCGGAGGAGACGATGCACTCGAGCTGGGGGATCGCCTCATGACCGCGGCTCTGACTGGCGGGCAATCGTTTTTTATTTTAGATAAGGTATAGACAAAACCGCTTCAGTACGAAGGGGTTTTTATTTAGCATGTAAAAGGAGTGGGCATCATGGCCCTGACACCAGAAGTGGAGTTTGAGGATTTTGAAGATGAGAGCGAAGTCATTGAAACCTCGCAAACGTATAAAATAGATTTTGAAAACGGAAGAATTACGAATGAGCTGATTACAGGGCTTGAAGCGATCAGGCAGTTCGTGTATATCGCCTTACAGACAGAACGCTATGCGTATTCCGTATATAGCCATAATGTCGGTAATGAGCTTCAGGACGTGCTGACAGATCATGAGACGACGGATGCCTATAAAAAGATGGAGATTCCGAGGCTGATAGAAGAGGCGCTGGTTTATGATGACCGGATATCGGCTGTAACAGACTTTGAGATAGAAAAACAAGGCGATGCGTTTCATGTGTCCTTTGTGGTGGAGACGGATGAAGGGACGCTTGAGATTGAGGAGGTGATTGGCGAACATGTTTGAAGATCAGACCTTTGAAAATATTATGGAGCGAATGCTGAACAGCATTTCCGCAGATATTGACACAAGAGAAGGCAGCGTCATTTATAATGCGTTAGCCCCGGCGGCGGCCGAGCTTGCGAAGTCTTATATATGGCTGGATACTGTGCTTGAGCTCGTTTTTTCTGATACCGCACAAGGCGAATTTTTAGACAGGCGTGCAGCGGAAGCGGGAATTGAACGGACAGCCGCGACAAAGGCGGTCAGAGCGGGAGAGTTTACATCTGGAGTTACTATTCCTGTCGGCTCCCGCTTTTACGTGGATAATCTTTATTTTCAATATACGGCAGACGGGACGCTCATCTGTGAAACACCTGGTGAAGCGGGAAACGCCAATCTGACCGGACGCAATTTACTGTCATTGGATACCATTCCCGGTTTAGAAACGGCCATTGTCAAAGAAATCCTGATTCCGGGGCGCGAGGAAGAGGGAGATGACAGCTTGCGAGAACGGTATTTTACAAGGGTTCGGCGTGAGGCCGTCAGTGCCAATAAAATGCATTATAAAGAGTGGGCTGAGGAAGTGGACGGTGTGGGAAAGGCAAAGATCTTCCCGCTTTGGAACGGTGAAGGCACGGTCAAAATTGTCGTCACCAATGCGAATCTTGAGCCCGCTTCTCCTATTTTAATTCAAAAAGTGAAAGATTATATCGACCCTGAACCTGGGCAGGGAGAGGGACAGGCGCCAATCGGAGCCGTTGTCACAGTGGAGAGCGCGGTCTGGAAAGAAGTTGAGATTTCTGCCGAAGTGCTGCCTGAGATCAATCACTCAATTGATGAAGTGAAGTCAGAAATTGAGGAAGGCGTTTTAAATCTCTTTAAGAAAATGGCGTTTGAAGACAACGTTATCCGCCTTTCTCAAATTAACAATATCGTCTATAATTCACCGTCAGTCAGTGATTACTCCAATATTCAAATCAACGGCACGTCTGAAAATCTGGTGCTGAGCGACGTGGAAATTCCTAAGCTTGGGCAGGTGAAGATTATTGAGCAAACAAGATGACATGACAGCGTATCTGCCGCCGTTTCTCACCAGCCTTAAAGAAATGGCTGAGCTGCTGAAAGCGGAAGCGCCTGAGTTTGATAAACAAAATGACAGCATATTTGATCTGACGGATCAGTTATTCGTACCGACGGCGACATGGGGGCTCAGCCGCTGGGAAAAGATTTTAAATGTGCCTCGGGAATCAGGCGACACAGATGAGATCAGACGATTGCGGCTCATTTCCAAAATGTCGAACATCCCGCCAATCACATATAGGGCCATTGAGCAGGCGGTAAACCGTTTCTTGAAAAACCCGTCTGCACAGGTCCGCCTGCTTCCCGGTGAATACCGCTTTAACGTGGATATCAATGTTGATGACCTCCAGCACATGAATGAGCTGATTGAAGCCATAGAAAATATGAAGCCCGCTCATTTGGCGTATACGCTCAGAGGCGGATTGAATGAGACGCTGCAAATCAAAGATACAGTCATCCTGAATCACCGCAGATACCGAACGGCCAGTGAGCTCAAGGTCGGTTATTCTGTCACTCTTAACAACAATGAGGTGGTCTTAACTTGATTTCAACTATATACAGAGAACGCACAGCGGCTGATCTAAAAAGCAGAATCGATCACGTGCTGCTCAACGGCCAAAAAACAGAAATAGTAGAGCTCGCCATTAATGGTGCGACCGTCACCGTTCTGACAAAACGTGAGGAAGACATTAAGCATATCGAAACGGTACAAATTTTTGACGAGCTGGGCAACATCATCACAGAGAGAAAGACTGACCTGGACGTCAGCGAAAACAGAACACTTGATTTCAGATTTACTTTTGAGGTGGTGTAAACATGGCATACGAAGAAAAAACAGACTGGCTTCCGGACGACCCCATCAACGAAGATGACGTCAACCGCTGGGAAAAAGGCATAAAAGACGCCCACACAGACATGGCTGCCCACAAAAACGACATGAACAACCCCCACAACACAACAAAGGCGCAAATCGGGCTGGGGAATGTGGACAATGTGCAGCAGGCGGCGAAGAAGGATTTTGACAAGCATGAGCAAGATCAGGTGCGGCATGTTACATCGACAGAGCGTGAAAACTGGAACGCAAAAGAAACTCCAGGTGAAGCTCAAAATAAGGCAGATCAAGCCGAAGCCAACGCAAAAGCCTATACAGATAGTTTTGCTGCACGAAGAGATAATCCTAACCAAGTAACAAAAGCACAAGTTGGACTTGGGAATGTCGAAAATGTGAAACAAGCCTCACAAGCAGATTTTGATGCTCATTTAAGCAATACTAAAGTTCATGTATCTGAAGGGGAAAAAAACAAATGGAATGCTGCCCAACTAATTAAACTTACTGGAGACGATGGTAAAAGAATACAACTCCAAGACGGTACGGATATTCTTACATTATCTTCTGGGTTTTATTGTGCAGTTGGTCAGTCAGTTGTAAACAACCCGGTGGAAGGCGATGCAACTTGGTATAACTACGATATTGTAGAAGGCGGTTCAGGAAGGAAAACAATAGTAGCTTACCAAAGTTGGGGAAGCATGATGTGGATTGGAATGGTTCACACTGATGGAGAATTTAGAGGATGGAAACAAATTGCAACAACAGATTTTATAGATAGAGTTCAAACAGAATTAGATCTTCATGAAAATGATAAAACTAATCCTCATTCAGTTACTAAACAACAAGTGGGTCTCGGAAATGTTGAGAATGTTAAGCAGGAGACACCTGATGGTGCGCAAAAAAAAGCTGATACTGCTTTAAACCAATCAAAAGATTATACTAACAGCACGGCCTTTATTACTAGACCATTAAATTCAATAACCGATGCAAATGATTTAAATCTTCCGCCTGGCACTTATCGTTTAGACACTAATTACATGAATGCAAATCCAGTTTTGCAAAATCAATTTCCATTAAATGATAACAGAACAGGTTTATTAATTATCTACCCCTCTGCAAATAAATGGGCTACACGTCAAGATTGGTTTAGCATCTCTACGAAAACACTTTATACAAGGGTAGCAGTTAATGGTACTGATTATACCAATTGGTATATATTGGAAACATCGGAAGGTTCACAAAGTAAAGCAGATAAAGCCTTAGCTGATGCTAAAAACTATGTTGACTCTAATTATACGAATAATAAATTAACAGTTCTTACAGGATCCAATGCAATTCAAGACGCTAGAACAAGCGGCAATGAGTATCCAGCTGGGCTGACTTTTATGGATATAGGAGCAAATAATACAACAGGATACCCTCTTACCTATGGTATTGTAAAAAATGAAAAACACAGTAATTATAGATTTACTCAGTATTTTTATGGAACTGGAAATGAATCTAGCTCCTACTTTGCCAACACAGGTTCTTGGATTCGCCATTGGTGGGCAGATTCAGGCTGGACAGCCTGGCATAAAATTTCTGGATTTGCACATGCCAATATTCGGGCCAACAGCATACAATATTTAAATAAAGCTAACCATACAAAAATTCAGTTTAAACGCAAAATAAAAGATAGTCATAATGCTTTTGACACAAATAATAGTAGATTCGTTGCTCCTAATGATGGAATGTTTTTAGTGGGAGTTGGGCTGTATATGATAAATACACCGGCTTACATCAATTTTCATCTGAAACTCTATCTCAATGGATCATTGTATAAACCAATTGACCATAAGAGAGGGGACTTTGTTGATAAGCAAAATGAAATGTACCTTGGATTAAATGGTAATGTAACCGTTCCTATGAACAAAGGTGACTATATAGAGATCTATTGTTATTGCAATTATAGCGGTGATGATAGAAGAGGTGTATCCGATTTTAACGAGCTATACAACTATATAGACATCCAAGAACTTGGAGGACTTAACTATCCTACAGTATAAGATAGGAGGCAAAATGATGATCGCAGAAGCAATCATGTTTAAATACCCCAGTGCAGACCCAACAAGAGATTTTATCGTTCAAAATGACGGGGAAGGGTCTTATATAGCCGAGTGGAACCTGCGCGCTCCAATCCCAACACAAAAAGAACTCGAAACCTGGTGGGAGGAGCTGCAAAAAAATCCGCCGTACGAGCCGCCTGATCAGGTGGAGCTTCTCGCTCAAGAATTGTCACAAGAAAAGCTGGCACGCAAGCAGCTTGAAGAGCTGAACAAAACTTTGGGAAGCGAGTTGTCAGATATAAAGCTATCATTACTTTCCTTGAAAGGAGATCTTGCCGAATGAATTATTGGGTGCTAGCCCTTTATTATGAGTGGGCGACAGCAGATATGGTAAAACAAGCATTAGCATATAAAGACTGTTCAATTGAGAATCTGGCAGAGGGTGTGAACAAAAAGCTGATCACAGCTGACCAGTATAAAGAAATTACCGGTAAAGCCATGTAAGGCTTTTTTATTTTGCCTGTTTTTAGATCAAAGGAGGATGAAGATGGTGAAGTATCAATATGAATTTCCTCTCGATAGGACTGGAAAAGCCGGCGCTGTAAAGCCCTATCGAGGAGGAAAAAATGATTTTGTGACACCTGTTTCGAATTTGTCAGGCGTAGCGGAGATTTTAACAAATGCTTCCTTAAAGGCGACTGAGGCATATAGTCAGCTCGGGCAGGACAGGCTTAGCGCAGTTCTGATTTCGAAAGTGAAGGGCTGGGCGTATGCAGATCGTGAAGGTACGCTCTTTATAGAAGAAAGCGACAACAACAATGTTTGGACAACGACAGCAGCAGTTAATGTCGCAGCAGGTGTCCTGACAGCGACGGACTGGGTATATCTTTCTAAACGCTATTACCGCTTCCGCTATGTGAACGGGAATCTTCAGCAATCCGAGTTTGTATTATACCAATCAGTCGGTGCGGGTGAGATGGATGTGCGTGTCAATGGAAAAACGCCTTTACAGATTGACTTTGCGGAGAATCAAACACACGATGGACGGCTGAAAGTCGAGGCTCGCAAAACATTTGACTTTGTCTTTCATGAAAATGCAGAGTCCGCCGGCGAGGGGACTGCCTTACCTGTTGACGGTGCCGCGCATTTACTCGTTGAAGTCTACGGCACAGCAGAAATGAGCGAAGTCAAATTTTGGGGCAAATCGGTGTCAGGACAGAAACTGCCGATCAGAGGCGTGAAAACTGATGATGCTACCACTGCCTCCAGTACATTAGGAAAAGCCGAGGCATGGGCCTTTGATATTAAAGGGTTTAAGGAGATTATCATGGAGATTATCAGTATCACTGGCGGTACTCTTTCGGTAAAAGGGACCGCGGTTTCATAACAGTCTCGGCCCTCGGAAGGGAGGTGATCTGCATGTGAAGGAGGAGTGAGAGATGCAGCAAGAGGCAGATGTGAATGTGTTTCAGCAAGATTTATTAGACATGAAAGGCGAGCACAAAGCACTTGAGCAGAGGGTTTCTGCATTAGAACGCGTGTCTGACCGGCAAGACCAGCAAATCATGACGCTGAACGAAAAATTAAACAAAATTGAAGAAAACACCACGTGGATTAAACGCACCATCACAGGTGCCATCATTACAGCAGTGTCTACAGGCATCATTGGCGGAGCCATCGCCATTATGTACAGCCTGCTGCAGCATTAAAGGGGGATTTTCATGAACACGTTTGACAAGGGCACGGTCATCAGGACGGTGCTTCTTTTAATTGCTTTAATCAACCAGACCATGCTGATACTCGGCAAATCACCATTGGACATTCAGGAGGAGCAGGTCAATCAGCTCGCTGACGCCCTTTATTCAGCCGGTTCCATTGCATTTACAATTGGAACGACACTTGCCGCTTGGTTTAAAAACAACTATATAACAGAAAAAGGAAAAAAACAGCGCGACTTGTTAAGGGACAATAATCTGACGAAATAAGGAGAGATGAAAATGGTTAACATTATTCAAGACTTTATTCCGGTTGGCGCAAATAACCGTCCAGGCTACGCAATGACGCCGCTCTACATTACGGTGCACAATACAGCGAATACCGCAGTAGGGGCAGATGCTGCAGCGCATGCCCGCTATTTGAAAAATCCTGATACGACGACAAGCTGGCATTTTACAGTTGATGATACAGAAATTTATCAGCATCTGCCTTTGAATGAAAACGGCTGGCATGCGGGAGACGGAAATGGCAGCGGCAACCGGGCTTCTATCGGAATTGAAATTTGCGAAAATGCCGATGGCGATTTTGAAAAAGCAACAGCAAATGCCCAGTGGCTCATCAAAACATTAATGGCTGAACAAAATATCAGTCTCGCCAATGTCGTCCCTCATAAGTATTGGTCAGGGAAGGAATGTCCGCGAAAATTGTTAGATACGTGGGATTCGTTCAAAGCAGGAATTGGGGGAGGCGGCAGCCAAACTTACGTCGTGAAACAGGGCGACACGCTCACATCCATAGCGAGAGCATTTGGTGTTACGGTTGCTCAGCTGCAAGAGTGGAACAATATCGAAGACCCGAATCTTATTCGCGTTGGTCAAGTATTAATTGTAAGTGCTCCATCGTCCACTGAAGAACCCGAGCTCTATCCGCTCCCTGATGGTATCATTCAATTGACAACACCTTATACCTCAGGAGAACACGTCTTTCAGGTGCAACGAGCACTTGCGGCTCTGTATTTTTACCCTGATAAAGGCGCTGTCAACAACGGAATTGACGGCATTTACGGCCCGAAAACAGCTGACGCAGTCGCGCGTTTTCAGTCTGTTAACGGCCTGACTGCCGACGGTATTTACGGACCTGCGACGAAAGCGAAGATCGCAGCGCAATTAAGCTGATCACAGACCACAAAAATCCCGGAGCTGGTTCCGGGATTTATTTTTTCTTCTTCAACTTTTTAATAATTCCAGCACTGCGCTCCCTCACCCGAAGCGAGTACCCGGAAAGCCCAAACCTTCCGTAATCAACAAACTTCACACGCCTCACCAATTTTTTCACTGTATCACCTGACATTATCCTCTGTTTGTATTTATTATATGTCACCCTTTAAGAAAAGGAATAAGGACAAGAGCTGTTTTCCCTTGTCCTTTTAGTGTGATCATGCTTTTTTTCGTTTATACTCGTCAATCAGCCGTTCGTTTTCTTTGAAGATTCTTGCTGTATGCGGACTGACTTGATAGCTTGCGACACTGGTGGTTGAACGTTTTTTCAGGATTTTAAACGGCTTCGCCGCTCTGGGCTCGCATCTGTTTTGAAACGCACGTTCCATTATCCTTCACCTTCCTCCTCAATTGGCAGCACCAAATCATATATGCTCGTTAATGACGTAAATAGCAAATAATCAAATTCCGTGACAATGCTGTCAGACGTCAGCTTGATGACATAGTTCTGTGTCTCGATGGTAAAAGGGATGAGAACCACTTTTCCGTATTGGTCGTAATAAACATCCTTTCGATCGAGCCGTGTTTGTACATCTGCCGGATCATCCATATGCTCGGTTAACCGGTCTTTATCAGCCTGTGTCGAATAGTGGCAAAGAGAAGCCGTTAAGTTCATTTTATCAGCATAGGTTTTCAGCAGCTTATCAATACCTTCAGCATAAGCATCTATACTTCCATAATAAACATGGATCGGTTCGTTTTTCAATAGGTATTGGTATGTTTTCAGCCGATTGAGGTACATGTGGAGCATTTCGTTGTTTTCTTCAAGAATTTCTCTTGTGTCTGTTTCAAGCTCGCTGCCGGCCAGTTTTTTGACGTATGCACTTAAGAAGATAAAAGCATCAATCAAAGCAAAACTGACTGCGACAATGAGATACCGTTCCCAGTGGGTAAATAGGGAAGTGGGCTCATATGTCCAGTATACCATAGCGCCCAGAACAAACAGCAAATACCAAGTTTTCCGGATGGCGGACATTTTTTCTTTGACCTTCGCTTCGAAACGCCACGTGGCATACACGTATAACCCCAGTCCGGCCACGATGCACCAGACCATGATCTGAAAGAATAAAACCATATTCGAATCCCTCACATCTGAAATAGGTTCTGCTTATTGTATTCGAGAGATCCGGATGGTTTTCCTGTTCCATCAAAAAAACCGCTCCTTTGACAGAAGCGGTGTGACATTAAAATATCATATTTAAAATAAAGTAGGCGATGGCACCAAGTGTCGCTGAAATAGGAAGCGTGATGACCCATGTAATGAGCATTCGCTTGGCCGTACCCCAGTTTACGCCTTTTACGCGGTGGGACGCACCGACGCCAAGAATTGATGAAGAAATGACGTGGGTTGTACTGACCGGCAAATGAATAAACGTGGCGCCGAAAATAATGGCTGCTCCGGTTAAGTCAGCGGAAACACCGTTTACCGGACGGATTTTCATGATCTTTCCGCCAACGGTTTTGATGATTTTCCAGCCGCCGATTGATGTTCCGAGACCCATGGCTGTCGCGCAGGCGAATTGCACCCAGGTAGGAATATCATTAGCAGAAGTATGTAAATTCGCTGTGATGAGAGCCATTGTGATAATTCCCATTGCTTTTTGCGCATCGTTTGTTCCGTGTGTATACGATTGCAGGGCAGCTGTTACAATCTGCACTCTGCGGAATTGCTTATTCGTTTTCGCCAAGTTGCTGTCTTTGAAAATCAGCTTAACGATGCTATAAAGAATAAAACCAAGGACAAAGGCAATAATTGGTGATAGAATCAGTGCTTCAATGATTTTAATGAAGCCCTTATAGTTTAACGCTGTAAATCCGGCTGCCGCAATGGCTGCACCGGCAATAGCGCCGATGATGGCATGGGATGAGCTGCTTGGGATACCGTAGTACCATGTGATAAGGTTCCAGGCAATTGCAGCGAGTAGCGCAGCCAAAATGACAACAGAGCCATTTTCCAGCGTATAAGGATCTACGATGTCTTTCGTAATGGTTTTGGCAACACCTGTAAACGTCATTGCTCCGACAAAGTTCATCACAGCAGCCAATATAATGGCATGGCGTGGTTTTAACGCTTTTGTTGATACCGAAGTCGCAATTGCGTTTGCCGTATCATGAAACCCGTTGATGAAATCAAACGCCAGAGCACAAATGACTATTAGTATCGTTAATATTAATAGAATATCCATTTTTACCCCTCGTTACGCGTTTTTCATAATGATGGTTTCAAGATTATTGGCAACACTTTGACAAGAGTCGGCGATTTCTTCAAGCGTTTCGTATATTTCACGATATTGAATGACTTTGATTGGATCTGTTTCATTTCCGAAAAGATTCTTTAATGATTTTCTGTGCAAGTTGTCACAGCTGTGCTCATACTCTTTTATTTTGATTGCGTGAGGCTGAATATCCTTTAAGCGATTTTCTGCCAGCAGCTCGATCGTAATCAAAATCTCTTTCGCACATTCTCTGATGTATCCGCTGAATTTATCGATATGCTCGTCTGATGAAGTAATTGAGA